AAGGCCTGGTAAAGTGGTTTAACGAAAAAAAAGGCTTTGGTTTCATTTCTCCTCTCGATGGCGGGAAGGATGTACCCGTACATTTTTCTGCTCTTCTTGGTGATAACTTTAAGACACTTTTTGAAGGGCAAAAAGTTGAATTCGCTATCCAGCGCGGAGAAAAAGGGCTGACTGCCGCCAGTGTAACGCTTTGCGATAAATAAATATTCCCGAGCCGGCGGCAGCGACTAAAATTTACTGCTGAGAAGACAGAGTAACAAAATCATTCTGTGGAACATGATAATATTCAGCATATCTTGTCGGCGTATATTTTGATTACAGCCTTACGCGATTTTTTCATTTTTTTGGCTCAGGTCTGATGACTCTCATGGTGGCAATATCTCCACTTTCACTTTACACAAGCTGATAACCGAAATGCATATTACGCCAACCGGAGTTTTATCGCCCTACACTGTACTATGCGAATCTCATCACTTCCTCAATAACATCTTCCCGAAAATGTTCATCGCCAGACATAACAGCGTTGCCCTTATGGACTTGGCCTGCTCCCCGTTGATTAACACACCGCGATGTCAGTAATGTCTTCATAAGCCACATGAGGACATCCCCATGAATACGCGTTTCAGGCATACAGTTCACACTTATTCTGGACTGCATTACGCTGATGCCTGAATGACCACTGGTTCAGCGATGTTGTTCAAGCCAGGAAAATCATTAATGATTGGCGGCAGGATTATAACGAGTGCCGTCCACATTCGTCGCTGAATTACCAGACACCATCTGAATTTGCAGCGGGATGGAGAAACAGGAAATTAGAAGGTAATCAAACCAACATTACTAACTGATCGTTGTATCCAGGCCTGGGAGTAGGTCACTGCTTGAAGCCAAAGAGAAGGGCTTCGGACGAGAATAGATACGAGAGGATGTTGAGTCGATAGCCGAGCCTATCCCGATATTGATGTGCAAAATGCTTGGGGTGAGTGTTTACTTCATAAAAACCATAAATTCATGTGTTTCTAACAGAACTCCTCTAAATCGGTAATGTAGTGGAACACTAAAGTTAGCTACTTCATGAGGAGGCTTTGTCCGCTCTTGGCACTAAGCGGCTGTTAAGATAGGAACCTCTGTCATGGGGTGTCAGGGGTCGGAGGTTCAAATCCTCTCGTGCCGACCAAAATTCCCTAATTAAACCAGCCTCTTACGGCTGGTTTTTTATGCCTGAAATTTGTTTAAGGTAAAACCAAGGTAAAATGAAGGTTGAACCCCTGACAAATTACATTACCGGGCAGTCGTCAAACTCCCCTGTTCTGGCGTCATTGATGATGTAGGTGATCACTCCTTTGAAAACCAGGCGCCCATCGTAATCATCAGTGGTCATCGGGTAAGTGATTTCTGGTCGATCCAGTTCCTCCAGCCTTGGTCGCGGGTGAAGCCGCAATCGCAGCATACGCATCTGCTCATCCAGATGGCACATCACTATCGACCCGTCTAACGGCGTGGCCGACATGTCCAGGATCAGCAAAGCCCCTTTCTTTATCGCTTCACGGCGGGACTCGGTGCCGGCGCGCAGGAAGTATGTAGCGGAAGGTACACGTATCAGCTCATGGTCGAGCGATATCTTTTCATCCATGTAATCGGCAGCCGGTGATGGGAACCCCATATCAGAGCCCTCCGTTCGGGTTGTACATCATGAACGTACGGAGTTCACCTTCTTGCCGGGAGATATCTTTGAACGTGCTGACGTGGCCCTCAATCCACTGGTTAGCCTCGCGCGGCGTCAAGTCCCAGTTGAAGGTCAGCAGTATCTTAACGAAATCTGCAGTCGTAACCGTTCGTCTCCCGCCCGGCTCCATCACTGTGGCCTGCCTGAATGCTGTCTCGATATCGTCTCTTCTTGGCATGATACTCACCCCATAAATACTGTTTTTATATACAGTATTTTGAATTCTGGAGCTTATCAAGGCGAAGCGGCAACAAGATTTGTCAACGGGTTGAACTGCCGGGAATTTTTCTTAAGTTAAATCATCTTTCGACTAAAATTAATATAGCCCCGTAGCCTGCAACAGACAGGCACGGAATGTAACTGCCCCGTCGCCGGGGCTTTTTTACTGACTTCAGGAGCCATAGCGCAGCTGTTGTACAGTATCTTCCAGTGCCTCGATTTTTGAGATAGCCACTTTCAGGGCCAGCGCCACATCAAGAAGCATGACGTTAGTGTCGAGAGAAAGGCTGGTTTTCATCGTAAAAGGGTTAAGGATGGCGCGTACATATTCCGGGTCGATCTCCTGCACATCCTGTGCAATTACCCCGCGACGCTTTCTGCCCTGCGGATCGTCGTTATAGACGAATGACGTGGGTGAGTATTTTTTAACGTTCTCGTACGATTCCTGCCCGTCGGTATACATGATATCGTGTTTGATCTCCCGGTCAGAGTTCGATGCTTTCGTAAAAGTAAACGTACCCGCCTGGTTACCTGATCCACTGCAAATAATGTCTCCGCTCGACATAGAGAACGTCCAGATGCGCGCACCAAACTGGGTTTCATTAGCGGTCTGCATCATAAATGTGTAAGGCCACGCCGACGCGCCAAGGCCCACCGAACCCCATGTCGTATCAAGCTGAAAACCACTGCCGTTGTTATACCCCCACGTCAGAGCGCCTACTGCGCTCGTCGCTGATGTGTCGTTTACCACACGCTGCCTGACGCCCGCATTCTGGGAAGCACTGAGGTAAGTCCCTACGGCACCGGCAGGCATCGAGATCCGACCGGTGATGGAACCACCTGACTTACCATCCAGAGTGGTCAGTCGTGGATCATTTCCCGCTGCAACTGTGCCTGCGGCAGTACCAACCTCAAGTGTGGCCGCACCGCCAAGCTGAAGCGCCTTTCTTGCACCTGCAGCATCCTTTGCGCCAGTCCCCCCCTGCTCAATACTCAGCGCGGTAGTGAGTCCGCTCAGAGAGGTTATGTCCGAGTTAGCCCCCTTCTTCACCAGCGATTTTTGTCCCGGTACGGTAACCGGTTCGCCGTTGATCGTAATTGTCACGTCGCCGACACCTTTCATAACATCGGCAAAGCCGCTCATGTAGCCCTGGTACATGGTGAAAGTTTCAGCGATATCCTGCGCCAGACCGTCAACCGAAAGGCTGTCGCTCAGCAGAATGGCGAACTTCGTGCCGGCGGGCACCGCCGGGCTGGCCGCCGGCGTCACCGTGAGGCTGGTCGCCCCGTTGATGGCAGTGATCTGGAATGCCTGCGCCGGGCTGGTCAGTGCCAGCACCGTGCAGCCGTTACGGATAAGGGAGCCAGCTGCGGTGAAATTCGTGCCGGTGCCGGTCAGGGTATTGCCGCTGACCGCGATGGAGCCAGTTGTGTAAATCATTGTTTTCTCCGGGCATGGCGCCAGATTAAGGCGCATATATGAACGATCGATAAAGTCGATCAATCAGGAAATATTGATCTGTTTAATCTATTTAGCGCCTGACCAGGCGGCCAATAGAATGGATTCACATCCATACTGTTCAGGGAATAAAGATGAAAATAATTAACGCTGCGGCGGTTGTGCTGGTTTCGATACTGGCGACAGGCTGCGCCAGCAACACGCCCCCGCTGTGCTATAACGGGGCGGTGGTAATGAAAAACCGGGTGTCGGTTCCGGTGTTCGGCATAAGAAAACCGGTCAGCACCACCGAATATCTTTCCGGCGGTAGCTTCGGTTATCAGTGGGTTGAGCGGAGCGCTTTTACGGATACCTCGACCTGCGACAGGCTTCCGCTGACGGAGTGATACTATCCGGCCAGGCCAAGGGCATATCTGTAGTACTGGTCATAGAACTGCGTTTCGATATACCCCACCCCGCCACAAGCCCACCCCCGCATTCGCCTGCCCTCGTCGGGATTGCTGATATAAGTGCTCTGGAATACTTTTCCCACCTGCACCTTATAACGGGTCCCGTCATTTCCCGCTGATGCACACATGAAATTGCTGTACCCCGTCGGATAAGCCGGGTCCTGCGGCACGAAGATGTGCGCCGTGACGCTGGAAGATACCGCCAGCGGCGTGTCACTGGTGATATCCCCGTTCGTCAGCGGGTTAACCTGAAGGGGAAGACAGTTGCTGTGCCAGACCATCTGCCCGTCGCGGTAGAGATAGAACCCGTAATCAGGTATGTTCGCGAGAATATTCGAAAACACATACGCCCTGCACCCGGTCTGATTGCTGCCGTCCGTGGGAAACTGCAGCGCGTGATACCCGTTGGCCGTGGCGGGCTTCCACCAGCAGATATCCATCTCTGCCCCGGTGTGCCGGTGAAAGCACATGACCGGGTTTCCCGCAGGAACCTGCGTCTGCACAGTGCGCGCGCCGGCAGGCACATCGATGATTTCCCGCAGGCACAACGGGACATAATTTGGGGCCAGTTTGACCGTCCTCACCCCGTTTAAATACTGAAACAGCTGATAACCAAAATAGTCACTTAGTGTGCCCGCCACCGGACTGCCGTATACGATCAGGGTAACGGCATTATTGACGTTCCATGAAATCGTTAATCCGCTGACACTGACGCTGTAGGTCGCACCAGTTAACTGCCCTCCCATAAAGTCATTCACGATGGCATACGTCAGTTCCACCCCGGGCAGGGAGTAGGTTTTACTCCCGGTGCCGGTGATGGTAATGACATCAAGAACATAGCTGGCCGCCATGACATTGATGGCCTCAAATCTGGTGCCTGCAATAAACATCTGCATTATAAGCGTTGCCCCATAACAGCTGCCGGCCGGTTTTGCGCATCGTAGGAGATGATGCGGTTGTTCGTTATCTGCATCCGCCCCTGGCCCGATACCGCACCGTTGACCTCAAACGTTCCGTCCGCCTTCATGATGGTTCCCGTCTGCCCGGCCACATAATTGGCGGAATAAAATGAGCCCACCCGTGCGAGGGTGATTGACGCGTAATTGATAAAGGCTTCGTTGATGAATGTCTGCCCGTTCTGCACAACGAACGGCAGGCTCACCGTCCCGCCTGCCTGTGTCATCACAGCAAAACGATCCGCCAGAAAGAGTACCTGCGACTGCATGCCCGCCGGGGTGTTCTGCACGCCGATACCAATACCAGCGGCGTACTGGCGGCCATTGGCATCCACACCCACCTTGATGCTGTACATCGCAGAAAGGTTACCGCTGATATCTGCAACTGCCTGCGAATTCTGGACGATTGCCGCCTGCTGACCGTTTACCGTCACTGACAGGGAGTTGATTCTGGTCGCGGAGGCCTGCGAAAAATCCGCCATCGTTTTCGCAAAGTCAGTGGCATTTGCCGTGCCGCCGCCGGCGCTGGCATCCAGCGTCCTGAGCGACTCCGCAACAGCCTGGCTGGCGTCCGCCATCACGTTGTCAACGCGCTGAATCCCTGCCTTGTTGTCGCCGTACTGCACGCTCATTCGGGTGGACTGACTGACCTGCGCCAGCGTGTTGGTGATCAGCGCAATGGAATTGCTCTGTATTCCCCCTCTGATATCGCTGCCATCTATGCCCGCTATCTCTGCGGAAATCTCATCAAAGCGAGACGCAGTGGATGAGTCCAGATCCGTCACGGTCTGCGTCAGCTCCGTAACACTGGCCTTGTTCTCTTCCGTCTGCGCGGTAAGCTGATCGACAGCTGTCGCCCGTGCCTCGGTTTCGTTTGCCAGCGCCTGTCTCACCTCGGTAATACCGGCGGCGTTCTGGTCCGTCTTCGCCTCCAGGCGGATTACATCTGTAACGCGCGCCTCGGTCTCGGTGGCGATAACCTCCCGCAGCTGCTCGAATTTCGCGGAGTTAGCGCCCTGCAGGGCTGACTGGCGCACCACCACATCGGCGATCGCCAGTGCATTGCCGATAATGGCTTCTGCCGTCTGACGGTTTGCCCCGGCCGCCGCAGCCAGACCGTCGGCGTTTTGCTTCACTGCCTCAGCCAGGTCCGCGACTGCCTGGCTGCTCTCCACGGCGTTTTCAATGAGGTCTTTGAAAAGATCCGTATCCTTGATCTGCGCGAGTACGGCCTCTGTAATGTCTGTCACATCGGAGCTGGACTGGCCACGTACCCAGTCTGTGTAACCGGATTCGTTACCGGTCCGGTCCACCAGCTGCGCGCGGTACCAGAAAACCTGCCCGGCCTTGAGCCCCATCTGCTGATACTTACGCAGCGGGTAAGGCACGTCGGCCAGCAGCATGGCATCGTCGTCGGTTCCTGTCAGGCTGTACTGGATCTCGGTTTTCAGCGTGTCGTCCGTGTTTGCCGGGAAGCCCCAGTTCAGCTCGATACCAAACACAACAGTTTCCGAGGCGGTGAAGCCTACCGGTTTCGGCGGATTACCCACTTTCCCGGTGAGTGTGACCTCTGCAGAGGTCGCCCATATGGACGAAACATCGCTTGCGTTCACCGCCCGCACCCGCACCAGATAACTACCGGAGTAAATGCCCGGCACCTCAAACCCCAGGGAGGACGTGCGGGGTACGCTCACCCAGTTGCCGCTGTCGCGCCGCCACTCGGCTTCGTAGGCAATTGCCCCCTTTACGGCATCCCATGCTACGCGCATGGTTGTGATGGCAATGTTCTGGCTGACCGTCGAATAGCTGTCGATGACGATATTTTCCGGCGGCGCCTGCACGCCGGGCGGGATCACGCTGACCGGCCTTTCATCGAGCCGGGCGCCAGTATCAACCGCAGCGTAAATATCCGGGCTGTACGTCGCGCCGGTCACCTCGAAAGTGCCGTCATCGTTGTCACGGGTGCCCGTAACACGAAAGAGCGCGATAAACAGATCGTCAGCATCCACACCCCAGCAGCACTCCGCCTCAGGCGTTTCACTGTAGGTGGTGGTGACCGTGACAATATTTCCGTTAACCGCCTGCACGGTCCGTGCCTGAGCCACACCTGACGGCAGGTTGAGAAAGAGCCGGTTGCCTGCTTTGACATCCGCGGCCCGATCGAGCGTGATATTACGACCGCTGACCGCGCTTACCCTGCCGCCAATCACCCTGCCAGCCAGCTCGTTCGCGGCCACGCCGATCACCTCACCGACAGGGGGGACATCCATACCCGTGCTGAAGGTCACCACCTCACCGATGCCGTTCGTGAGCAGCGCCCAGCGCCCGCGCCGGTTAGCCTCTGACTGCCGGGTGCAGCCAATGGCAGTCATTTCGAGCTGGCTGTAATCGAAGCGCATCGCCAGATCGTTGTCATAAACGACTTCGGGCGTGTCTTTGTAGTGATTCGCCGGATCAGACCAGTTCACCAGCGCGGCAGTGTTGCGCGTGGTTTCGCTCGGATCGGCGAAGGTAAATTTACCGTCGACCACACTGGCATGGTTATAGATATGCCAGAGATCGCGGGGCATATCGGCCAGCACATACAGCTTGTTGTCGCCCCAGTAGGTCATGCCACGGAATATGCCGGCCAGGTCGCGCAGCACCGTCCAGGCGTCATTGCGCTCCTGAATGTAGACGTTGCAGCGAAAGCGCGGCTCCATACCGCTGCCACCTTTGCCATCCGGCACCAGCTGATCGCAGTACTGCGCGATACGGTACAGCTCCCATTTATCAATCTGGGTCGCATCAATCCTCTGACCGAGGCCGAAGCGCTCATTCAGCACGATGTCGTAATAAATCCACGCCGGGTTATCGGTCCATGCCCATTTAAACCCGCCTTCCCAGGTGCCGGAATAATTGCGCGTTTCCGGATCGTAGGTATCAGGCACGCGGATAATGCGACCTTTTGGATTGCACACCACCTGCGGAATGCCGTTCGGGAACTGCTTCGCGTCAAATTCTACGTAGAGCAGCGCAGTGTTGGGGTAACGCAGCTTCGCATCGATGATCTCGGTGACCGCCTCAACGCGCATACTGTCCACAACATTCACCGTCGTCGAATCCGGCGTTATCCGGCGCACGCGCAGCTGCCAGCCGGTGGTGGCTTTCGGCAGGTCGATACGATGACTGCGCTCATAGAGGGTGGTGGTCTTGTCATCGACAGCGCCGTTGACCACCGTCACATATGCGCCGCCGTCCACAGACAGGTCGATCGCATACTCAACGCGCGTACCCACCTTATCGCCGTTGTCTTTCTGGTTCAGCAGCGAGGGCCAGCCGAGGCGGATGCGCAGTGCTGAAAGCTGGGTATTGGAGACAGAGCGGACATACGGCACAGCCTGCTTAAGCTCGTAGGCGACCTGCAACTCATTCTCAACGCCCGGAAAGCCCTGAATGTAGGTCTGATCCTGGGTGCCGGAACGGAATTCATATTTGACGTTGTTAAAGTTAAAACTGCCGTCGGCATTCTGCAGCGGGGTATACGATGACGCGTCGCCGAGATAAATGCTGCGCCCGTCAAGGCCGCCAGCGAACTCCCCTTCGCCAAGCGCGACAAGAATTTTGGCTCTGGCTATGGACTGAATACTGTCCGGGGCTTCAACCGGGGTGCGAGTTTTGGTGCCACCACCCTTCCGCCCTTTAATCACTGTGTTCGTCATATCGCGCCCATAAAAAAACCGCCCGCAGGCGGCTTAAAGTAATCACGTGTCGGCTTACTGCTGATCTTCCGCATAAATGCCGGCTGAAATGATAGCGCCCCCGATCTCACGCTGGCCATAGAGCAGGGATACGGGGTTGCCGCTGGCGGTGGTGTTGACCGGGCCGCCGAATGCATAGGAAGGCTTGTTATCCGGATCCTGACGCATCCTCATCCCTGCCACCTGCGGCGACAGCAGCTGAACCACGCCGCCCAGCGCCATCGATGCGCCGACCAGCGCAACATTCAGCGCGACCCCTTTACCAATAAGCCCGGCCCCGGCAGGGCCAAGGGCGATCCCCCCGGCAATGAGGGCAACCCCGAGCACCGCCTGGAAGATGCCAGCACGCTTACTGCCGCGGATCACCGGAATGATGCGCAGCTCATCGCCGGGGCCGAGAAGCGAAAACTCTTCCTGGCTGATGTTGCGGCGATCGCGGAAGATGACGAAATCGAGCCCCCTGGCGCGCGCCTCGCGGAGATAATCCTCAAAGCCTTCAACCGTGCTGGACAACGCCCTGAAAACCTCGCTGGCAGAGGACAGTGCCCGGCGGTGCGTGCGCCCGAAACGCTGCGCCATCGATCCGCTCAGTTTGATAACAGTCCGTTTTTCCATTACATCAGGCCCTTGTACCGTAAAACTTTAATGGTGCGATCACGGTAATAGCCGCCATACGGAATGCGCTGGCTGAGCTGCCCGTACAGGTGGTGCAGCAGCATGTTGCCCTCCAGCAGGACGCCGGCATGATTTGGCACGCTGGCCTGCACCTGCATAATGACCATATCGCCGGGCCGGGATGGACCGTCGAATTCCCTGAAACCGCATGCGTACCAGTTATCCATATAGAGGTTTTCGCCCTCCTCCCACCAGTGGCGATCGACGCTGTAGTCGGGCAGCGCGATACCGTGTTCAGTGCGGAAGTAATCCCGGATAAGGGACCAGCAGTCAGCATGCCCGAGAACAAACTGACGCCCGGTCAGCGGGCGATCGCCGCGCGGCATGATGGTGCGGATATCGCCTTCAGGCCATGATGCAATCACCCACGGCACTTCGGTGGCGTCGCACATCAGCATGTCGAGCTCGCTCGGCTGCGTCGTGGCACCGTCGCCGGGGTGGCTGTGCACCACGGCAACCACCGTGCCCTGCTCTTCGGCTGCCGCGTAATCCTCCGGCGACAGTTCAAACTGCTCCTCCGGGGAGGCGGCCAGATTCCGGCAGGCGACATACTTCTCAACCCGTCCCTTCTGGATCACCACACCACAGCATTCAGCCGGGAACGCCTGCGCCGCATGCGCCAGAATCGCGCTGATTGTCTTGTCCCGCATATTACCCTCTCAGAAGTGACGCGCCCGGAAAGCCGCCGTAGTCGAGTTCGTTGTCAGCGCCGAACCGCGGTTTACACCCGGTCGACAACAGGCCTGAGCACACGTCCTTCGAAGGATCATCCACCCTGTTGCCGTCCTTATCGAACCAGCCATTCTGCCCGGCATAGGTGCAGCCGTTGCCGGTTTTGTACCAGCCGCGCATGCACCAGGTACACATGGGCTGGATCTGACGCGTGGGGATGAGCTGTCCCCGCAGATCTGCCGGGCTGGACAGTTCAAACTCCACGGTTTCATCATCCGAACTGGATTTACGGTCGATGTAATAGACCTGTTTGCGCTCCTCATTCGGGTTAGCGGCAGGATTGCCGCCGGAGAAGTTGCGGGCATCAAGGTAATGAGCGAAGGTCTCGTGGATAATCACTTTTGCTTTAGCCATCCCCTGAAAGCGGCGACAGAGCGCGCCAATCGAGCCGCTGATATTTGCCACGGTCAGTGTTGGTCGGGCGCTCTGCCCGTCGCTGCTGACGGACAGGCCGGTCAGTTCAAAGGGCCACGCACCGTACTCCAGCCCCTGCCACCAGACAGACTTCGGCGGAAGCTTTGACGCATCGCCGCCCGCAGCAATGATCTCGGCCTCTGTGTGAGGGATGGTTTCATTATGAAACCGCAGAATGCCGGCGCCGAATGCCTCGCCGTCGACTTCGACAAGGCGGACGCGGCTGCCCGGCTCCAGTTTCTGGACATCAGATGAAATGCTCATGGATGGTATGCCTGAATGAATGTGGTGCTGAGGGTGTAAAGATCTGCGCCGTGAGTGGCTATCTGGAGGGATTCAGACCGCCAAAGCCCCGCAGGCTCCAGAGGCGGCTTCCAGATGAAGGACTTCCAGCCGGCATGCCGCTTCAGAAACGCCTTTATGGCCTGGACATACGCTTCATCGCCGGTAAAACTCACGCTCCACTGCGGTGTGACCGGGTTGATGCCGTCCCCGGCCACCTGGGCGTAATTATCCCCGAACTGCGCCTTGCGGATGCGGAAACTGGTATCTGCCTGCGCCGCCACCTTCGGGCACCAGGAGAAGGTCTCAACTGCCATGATTACGCTCCTTTCAAAAGCCGCCACAATGGCGATCCGGGCATGCTGGCCTGCTCATTAATTACGGTCACGATTGCATCCTTGAGTTGCCTGCCGGCAGTTGCGGCGGCCCCCTGTCCTGCCGTGGACTGCCCACCGCCATTGATGTTGATATCGCCGAACGACACGGACGGGCCGCCGCCGGAAAACTGCGGCGCGCCAACTGCGCGAACGCCGAGCGAACCATCCGCCGCGCGCGTGAGCGGCATAATCGCCTCCGGACCGGCCTCACCAAACACCCCGGCTCCTTTCGCAAACGCAAACAATTGCGGGGTCTGGTAGACACCACCGCTGTATGCACTCAGAGAGGGTGAGTCGTAGACATTACCTTTGGCGTTGAAGGTAAAGTTTGAGGCTGCGCTCTGAATGGCCGTCCCGCTGCTTGCCGTTGCAGCGGATGAGGCACCAAAGCTGAAGAGCGAGCCGAGGGAACTCGCGGCATTCGCCACCATCATATTAACGAAAACGGTCTCGATAATTTTCAGGACGTTCATGCCCCAGTCTTTCCAGCTGTCGAGATTGCCGTTGAGCATGTCAGTAATGGTGGTCACCGCCCCGCCCATGGCCTGCTTCATCCCGTCCGCAGCCATCGCGGAATAGTCGGTCGCCTCGTCCACCCAGTTCGCATAGCCCTCAGACATGCCCGTTAACCAGTCACCGCGCTGCGCATCGGAAGCGGTGTAATACCCCTCCTGGTCGCGCAGTCGCTCTTCCAGATAGCGTTTGTTGAGTGCCAGCCCCTGCTGGTAGAAGGTTTCGTCAATATCCCCGGCCTGCCGTTGCCGGAGCAGATCGGTATTCTTCTGCTCAAACTCCTTGCGGATATTGAACTGCTCCTGCATCCGCTCACGGAACCGGGTGCCCTGACCGTAACCAATAAGCTGCGCATCATTGGCCGCCCTGGCGCTGGCGTTGCTGTCAGCCAGATTCGCCTCGTAATTACGCAACTGCTCGCGAAGTTTGACCTGATCGATTAACGCAGCGTTGCGCATCAGTTCAGCCTTCTGCGCCTTGTCCAGGGTGGACAATTCACCTTCAAGCACCTGGTATTTCACCCTGGCTAGTTCGGTGCTCTGGCCCTGAAGGGCAATCTGCTCCTTCTGCTGCTTGATCATCCTTTTATAAGCATCAGCGGCCTTTTCTTCGTCCGTCTTTGGCCCTTTGGGCTGCTTTTTGTTGGCCTCGTTATTGCGCCACTCTTCAAGCCCGTTATTGATGTACTCAAGCCGGTTGGTCTGGAATTGCGGATCAGCCGTCAGACCGAGCTCATCAGCAGCATAGCCAAGGCGGGCGCGCTCTTTTGCCTCACCTTTAAGTCGGGACAGGGCCAGTTCGCGCCGGCTTTTTTCGAGCGCATCGGTCTGTTTCTGCGAGGATTCAGCCTGAGGAACACGCAGGGGTGCCAGTGTCATTCCCTGACGGGCCATCAGTAACTGATTGCCAAGCCCGAGAAGATGGTTAAATGTTTGATGCTGGCCGTTCATCATCAGCAGAGACTGGTAGGCAGAATTCTGATTAGCCGCTTCCTCTCTAATCAGCGAGACCCGACGGTACTGGAGCCCCTCGAGAGTTTGTTGGATGGAGGCTGCTTTCTCCTGCATCTGAGAAAGTCTTTCCTGTTCAACCGACAACTGCTCAGTTGCAGTCGACAGGTCATCAGTTACAGTCTTCAGAGAGGTAAGGTGGTTGATCATGAAACCACCTTTCGTAGTCGGGCCGGGGTTGTTGATTAGATACTGCGATCCGGCAATCTGCTCTTTCAGACTTTCAATTTTGCTTTTTTGCTCATCGATAAGTCTGTTCTGTTCATCAAGAGCTTTTTTGGCTTTTTCACTATTGTCGGAAGCTTCCGGCAAAGACATCGCCCTGGTCTTTTTGCTTATCTCATCTATCGTTCTGCCGTATTCCTGAGCAGAACGGCGAGCCTGTTCCTGATTCTGATACGCCGCATACCATGCTCCTGCGCCAAGCATCACCAGACCTGGAATACCACCGATAACTCCCAGAGCACTACTCATGAGCCGCGATCCGACAGCGGTGACACTGTTTAGATTACTTTGGGTGGAGACACGGTTGGCCAGGTTCCTGTCACGCGCGGCCTCTGCCTGTGCCAGTCGTCGTTCAGCAACTGCCTGTACGTCCGCATTTTTAGCTGCTGTAAGACCTGCCTGAGCACGCTCAAGCGCTGCTCTTGCCCTGACTTTCTCTGTTGCTGTACCTCCGGCAAGAGCCGTCGTGAGCCTGGACTGTGCTGCTGTTACCTTTGCCTCTGCGGCTGCTATTTTTTCCTGCTGAGCAGCCTGAACATCAGCGCCCTTTGCTCTCTGCAAAGCTTGCTGTGCACGATAGACGTCAGCTCTGGAAGCCGCCACAGCTGACTGAGCTGCCCTGTCTTGCGCTACAGCGAGGGCAACTTCTGATTTCGCGGCAGAGATCAAAGCACCTGTCGCACTCGTGGCGCTGGTAACAATTCCGCTGAGATACTTAGCCAGGCCAACGCCCACCAGCGCGCCTGCTACGGTTGTGATAACCGACATATTGTCGGCCACATCACTCAGAGCACCGCTCACCGCGGATGAAGTAAAGGAGTCCAGTGTCTGGGCTACACCATCAAGCCCACCGGACAGCGCATCCGTGGCACCTGTTGCAGCGTTAACACCACCTACCCACCCCATGAACGAGTTAGTGACCTTTTGCAATGAGCCTGAAACAGTCTGCGGCATCGTTGCAAACTCACCCTGTAACGCCCCGAGCTGGCTCATTAATGCTGGCACCACCTTATCGATAGTGAGCTTGCCCTGGTCGGCCATACTTTTTAGATCTTTGCGCGCTACGCCCATGCCTGTGGCAAGGGCACGGATGACACGATCACCCGATTCGTTTACCGCATTGAACTCTTCGCCACGCAAAACGCCCTGAGCCAGTGCCTGGCTAAACTGAGTAATGACAGAGCTTGATTCCTGCGTGCTGGCACCGGAAAGCTTGAGCCCTGTTGAAACGGCTTCGGTGATTTTGAGCACTTCTTCCGAGCTATAGCCGTATTCGCGCATCGATGCAGCTGCGCGGGCGAAGAGGTTGGCATTATCAGAGAACGCTGTACCCGTGCGCTGACTGATTTCCATAAGCTGACGTTGTGAAGTCGCAAAATCATCAGCCGAAGCAGAAGCCTGTTGAAGACGAGCATTCACTGAGTTCCATTCGTCTGCAATCTGCACCAGCTTCCCTGTAGCGAAAGCCGCAGTTGCCGCAGCTGCGGCTTTACCTGCTGAGGCAAAACCATTAGTGAGATCAGATAACGCCCTTTCACTTTCTTTAGCAGCCGCCGCCGCCTGGCGGCCTCCCGCCTGCATTGTTCTGTAATAGTCGGAGCCCATGCGAGAGGCGCGAGTGATCTCACTCTGGAATGAGCTGGAGTCAGCAGAAATTTTTATAATAAGTTCGCGAAGCGTTGCCATTACCATTCTCCGGACGTAAAAAAACCGCCGGAGCGGTTTTTATTGGCAGAACAACTTATAATTTTCTTTTTCTTGGTGATCCTGTTCATTAATGATTTTCACAGGACCATTAGAATTTATTTTTCCATCTAAAACATCCACATATACATAAAATTGTTTTTTTCCTGTATAGCCACCATAAGAGTTTTTTGCATTTACATATCCACAAACATAGCCATCACTTTCACCGGACTGTTTGAAGAAAGATTCGAATTTTGCGCTATCCGGATCCTTTAAAGTACTTTTAACCAGACCTTCGCCAAGGTTGATATAATCTTTTTCAGACGGTTTGCATCCAGTTAAATAAATAAGAGACAAAAGAGTAACTATTGCGATCTTCATATTCATTCCCTTACTAATAAGTAAGTTAATGCTAAACAGAATAAGTTAATTTGTCACTTAGTTGCCTCTGTAAGCGCCTCCTCAAGCCCGGCAAACGGATCCTTATCTGTTTGTTGCTCTTCTCCCCCCCACTGCAGAATGGCATCAGTCAACGGAACTTTTGCACCCTGCGAACCATATACGGCAGAGACAATCTGCGCTGCCTGAATATCCCCGCGGATATCGCCGACCGGGCTTATCCTGTCGTATTCAATCCACATCAGCATTTCACTTGCCGTCATGCTCTGCCTGAGTTCTGAAAGCGTGCGCCCCATGCGGAGCGCAAGCGACATCAGGAATTTAACGCCGGGGGTGGCGACTTTTCCCGGGCATCATCCCCGGATGCGATCAGATCGAGTGCCTGTTTAAGCAGACGCGAATGCACGGGGCCATAGATGGCACGCACTTCCTCTTCATCGTCCCGGGTAAAAACCTGCTGCTTGTCCTCGTCGCAGAGTACATCGAGAAAAAGCGCGACATCAGCGCGCAGGTTGCGGTTCGCGCGCTCCGACACCGAAAGCTCTTTAGGCTTGATGTCAGTTCCGGCGATCTCCTGCCAGCGCAGCCAGGCTTCACCGGATGGCTCGCGCAGAACAACATTCACACCGCCCCATTCGGGCACGGTGACGGTTTTATGACGAAACCCGGAGTGTTTCGCCAGGGCAAGCTCTTTAATGGACATGATTTTCCTTACGAACCGGATTCGATGTTTTCAGGTTTGCCTTTCAGGCGCAGGGAGAAGGTGGCCGCGACCACTCCGTTGGTACCGGATGACCAGGTGTGCTGGCGCACTTCAGCCAGGAAACGAAAGCCTTTACCGGACGGGAAGATCACCTGAAAGGCATACGTCGTGTCGTTGTCATACGCGTCACGCAGTGCATCCTGCGCCGCATTTTTGAAGAAGTTACCGGACAGCGAAATTTCCGACTGAGCCGGCAGGCCGTTGATGTTCTCCTGTTCGGTCGAGCACAGGGTGGTGACGTCAATGTCCTGTTTCTGGCCACCAGTGAACTGGACCTCTTTGAGCGTGCAGCTCAGATCAAGATAGGTGGCACTTGCCATCGTATCTTTCGTAGCCGGCAGCGAAGAGATCAGGATCTTCGTTAACTGCGATTTTTCATAAAGTGCGGACATAGTGTCTCCGGATATAAAAAAACCGCCTCGCGGCGGCCTGGGGTTAAGTGGGTAGGGATTACTGAAGGACGTGGACTTCTACAGTTGCACGGCGCAGGCCGGTATCGGGCTCGTAACCGCCGGTTTTTCTCATACGGTTGAAACCGAGCGGTAGCAGCGCTGCGATTGCCTGCTCACGCAACGCGCGGGCCTCATCCACCGAGGATGCATAAACATCAACCTGCAGGGCAGTGTCTTCCTCTGCTGGGCCACAAAGCGTATCGCCATAGACCTGATCCACCAGCGTGAATGTGATCCACGGCGGCGCAACTGCCGGTTCACCCTGGCTGTTAAGCGGCACCACGCCGGGGTAAACCTGTCCGTCAGCCAGCGCGCCAATGAGTGCATAAAAATCGACCTCGGTCATTTCGACAGCACCCGGTCGATCGCAGCATTAGCCTCGGCGAACGCGGCGTTTACCGCATCCTCCTCGCGGGCATCATAGGCCGGGCGGACGAACGGCACGGGTGCTATGGTGGATGTGCCCATCTCGATAAAGCGCCAGTAAAATGCATTACGCGGATCGCTGGCTTTCATCGTCTTGTCACTGGCACCAGTGCGGGGATTAGTTCCGCGAATATGAACACCGGAAGAGATTGCCCCGTTTCGCTCACGCTGCGTCAGTACAACGATATTCTTTTTGAGTTTCCCCGTTTTCACCGGCGCGCGGCTTACCGCCTCATCTTTGAAAATGGTCGCCCCGGCACGCGTGGCATCGCGCATAACCTTGCGATTTTCTGCTTTGCTGAGCGTGGCGAGATCCTCCGACAAATCGAGCAGGCCTGAGAAGTCGAGGCTGGTACCTATCATGGTTTTACCCCCTGTTTGCAGAGAATTTCGAGTTGATTGCATCCGGCGTCCGGGATGGGCGGCCCCGTCACTTCCAGCGTCAGCCCTTTAAAGGCACCACTTTTAACGCTCAGACGTGATGCGGCTGAAATGTCACTGCGATACCGGACCCATACCCGGACAGTCGCTTCGGCTTTTTCAGCGCCGGCAGAGATGATTTCCCGGCCACTGATGCCTTTCACCTCGGCCCAGACAGTCTTTCCCTCCTGCCATTCCGGTTTAACATCACCGGAGGGGGTGCGGA